AAAATAACTACTGGTGTACGCCCATTTTTTAATGGGCGTGCTACCAACAGTGGCGAGGAAATCGAAGTCACTCAAGCAGAGGCTGATATGATTATCGATAAAGGATGGGGTGAAATAACTGAAAAGAAATCAAGCAAAAAAGTAAGAGCTAGAAAAAATGGTGATTAAAACTGAAATTGTAGAGGATGAAGGTAAAATTCATGTAAACAGAACTCAAGATATTGAGCCTGTTTTACAAAGAAATCATGCTTTACATACAAGTGACTTACCTAAACACAGTGGGTCTGCAAGATGGCGTTACGTGGGTGAAATACCTTTAGTGCTTGCAGAAAAATGGGCAAGGGAAACTGGCCTTAGATTAGGAAGTAAAGAATTTTTAGAATACTGCAAGAAAAAACTAAAAGATCCTGATTTCAAAAAATTAATTATTCGAGGCTTATAATGGCGTTAGATAGTTTTGCAAATTTAAAATTAAGCATTGCAGATTGGCTAAATAGAGATGATTTAACTGCTGTAATTCCTGATTTTATTAAACTAGCAGAAACACAATTAAATAGAGAAATTAGGCATTACAAAATGCATAACAAGGCAACTGCAAATATAGAAACGCAGTACAGCGCAACCCCTACAGATTGGTTGCAAAGTGTACGTTTCCATTTAAACGATACTAGTAAAACTTTATTGAAACAAACTAGTGCCGAAGAAATTGCAAAATTAAGAGATGACGCAGATGATTCAAAAGGTAGACCACAATATTACGCTCATGTTGGTGATCTAATTGAGGTTTTCCCCACCCCAGATCAAAATTATGAAGGGGAACTTTTGTATTATCAAAAAATAGAAACGCTAAGTGATACCAACACATCAAACTGGCTTTTGCAAATGTCACCAGATGCATATTTGTATGGATCTTTACTTCAGGCATCACCTTACCTTCAGGCAGACGAAAGAATGGCTGTTTGGGGTGCAACTTATCAAGGAATTATAAATTCAATCAATGGAGAGTCTGATAACACTCGTCATTCAGCCTCAAATCTTCAACTTAGAATAAGGAGTTATTAATATGTCAGACGCGCTCAGTAATGATTGGGAAACCCATCTATTACAGTATACTTTTAATTCAAATTCATTAACTAGACCTACAACCTTGTATCTAGCTTTACATACAGCCGATCCTACAGACGCAGGGGGCAATGAAATTAGTGGAAATGGATACGCAAGACAAACAATTACTTTTGGGGCTGTATCAGGAAATACAGCTACATCAAATGCAACAGTAACATTTCCTGCTTGCACAGGATCAGCGTGGGGAACAATTACACACTGTTCAATCCATACGGCTAGTACATCAGGAACAATGATATGCCATAGCGCATTAACAACAAGCAAAGCAATTGCAGTCGGAGATATTTTGCAAGTCGCATCAGGTAGTTTAACTGTTCAACTTTCATAAGGTATAAAAATGGCACTAATATTTAAAGATAGGGTCAAAGAAACAACAACAAGCACAGGGCAGGGAACAATTACTCTTGCTGGTGCTGTGGCTGGTTTTAGATCATTTGCTGACATAGGAAATACAAACACAACTTATTATTGTATTTTTGATAATTCAGCCGGTGTTTTTGAAATTGGTATTGGAACTTACACAGCATCCGGAACAACTTTATCAAGAGATACAGTACTGCAAACAAGTGCAGGGAATACAACTAAAATAAATTTTAGTGCTGGTAGTAAAGAAGTTTTTTGTACCTATCCTGCTGGGAAAGCTGTTTTCTTAGATAGCAATGGTGATTTAACCATTAATGGCACTACTTACCTTAATGCTGTTTCAAATCGATGGACAAAAACAGCCACCAATAATCAGACTGTTTTCAATGGCAATGATGATGCTGGAACTGCATTAAGTGTAAATGCCTACACACAAGTATTTTTAAATGGCATAATGCTCAAAGAAACAACTGATTATGCTCTTTCAAATAATAATACCATCACGCTTACCTCTGGAGTGTCAGCAAATGACATTTTAGAAAGTATTACTTTTGCGCCTTTCAATGTAGCCAATGTTCTTCAGCCTAATAATAATTTAAATGATGTTGCATCTGCGTCTACAGCATTAACAAATTTAGGTGGTATGAGTAGCAGTGGTGGAACTTTTTCAGGAAACGTATCTTTAGGGTCAAACGATTTAAGTACAACCGGTAAAATATTATTTGCCAATATGTATGCTACAACTGGTGATTTACCATCAGCTACAACTTATCACGGAATGTTCGCGCATGTCCATGCAACAGGAAAAGCATATTTTGCACATGGCGGGAGTTGGATACCTTTAGCTAATGAGAGTGCATTATCAAGTTATCTAACTACATCTTCTGCATCTTCAACTTATCTAACACAATCTAATGCAACATCAACATATCTTACTCAAGCATCAGCAACATCTACTTATGCAAGTTTAGCAGGAGCAACTTTTACAGGAAGTATTAAAGAACAATTTATTAACGTAACTAGTACCAATACAAGTGATGCTAACCACATCACAAGTAGTGCAATTCAGATTGATGCAAGTACAGCCAATAATTTTGCTGTCAATGTAGCAGGAACTAGTCCTACTTTATCTATAACAAATTTAACAAGTGGCAAATCAAATTTCATAACTATCGAAGTTACCTATGGTGGTGGTACAATTACATGGCCTTCTTCTGTTGATTGGAATGCAGCGACTGCTCCAACACAGTCTAGTTCTGGAAAGGATTTGTATGTTCTGTACACCAGAGATGGTGGAACAACCATACTAGGTTTCACAGCAGGACAGGCAATGGCATGAGCAATTCTAAAAAATTATTACAATCAGCTAGTGGTTATATCGATCAAACCAGTGGTGGAGATAATATCGAAGATTACTTTGATGTTACTTTTTGGGAAGGAGCTGGTTCTACTAATACAAATATAAGAACAGGAGTAGATTTATCTTCATCTGGTAATGGTGGAATGGTAATGATTAAATCAGCAATACAGCGAGATTGGTCTATAACTGATACTGTTAGGGGAGTTAATAGTCAATTAATGGCTAATAGGAATTATGCTCAAACTACAGAAACAGACCATGTAACTCATTTTTTAGATTATGGTTTTACACTTGGAGCTGATGATAGAGTAAATCGTAGTGGAACTAATAGTCTTGCTTTTACTTTTCAGAAAAAATCTAAATTTTTTGACATTCAAACATGGACAGGAAATGGTACAGCTGGCAGAACTATAAGTCATAATCTTGGTCAAAGCCCTTCTATGGTTTGGGTGAAAAGATTAGATCAATCTGCAAGCTGGATGGTTTGGCATAAGTCACTATCTGACACAACAACTTATGCTCTTTATTTAGATACAGATAATGCAAACCATTCAAATACTAATTATTGGAATAGCACTGCACCTACATCTACTACATTAACAGTAGGTTCACATTATAATATTAATGCTAGTGGCGGTAGTTATGTAGCTTATTTCTTTGGAGATTACGAAGATGAAAATAGTTTTATAAGCTCTGGAACTTATACAGGCCAAGGAATGTCTTATATAGATGTGAATGTTGGGTTTGAACCACAATGGATATTACTAAAAAGATGGGATGGTAATAGTAATTGGTATGTTTTTAATCATAAGACAGGACTTGTAAATGAAGAACCATATACAAGTGACCATGATGCTCCTGTATATTTAAATCACGATTATGGTTGGAGTGAACAAGCATGGGGAGTTTCTGTAAAAGCAGATGGCTTTAGAGTACAAGGTAATAATATTGCAGCTAGTGGTCATTATTATATTTACACAGCTATCAGACGACCTTTTATGGGTACGCCTACTGACTATAGAGAAGTGTTTAGTTATACAAATCAAGGAAGTAATAGTACTGTTCCAGCGTTTGGTCGTGGTAGCAGAAACCCTACTGACTTTGGTTTTTATTGTCCTCGTTCAAATGGTGAGCTTAAATTTGGTGCAAGAATTTTGCAAAAAAATGAGCTTACTTTAAGAAATAATCAAGCTATGGATAGTCCTAATAACTATCATCCAAAAAATAATAGTATGTTTAATCTTCCACAAGATCCTGGTCAAACTTTAAATGGAATTGCTAATCATCGTTCTGATTATGGATGGTGGAATACTTATTACAGTAATGTTGATGCTTGGAATTGGACACGTTGGAGAGGTATATGTGATATACAAACTTACAGAACCACAGGGTCAAATATAACTCTCAAACATAATTTGGGGGCAGTACCAGAATTTATGGGTGTTAAAGGATTGTATGGTGGTAATCAAGGTTACACTGCTGATTGGAGATGGTATCATAAAGATATGGTAGCAGGGAGTACTAACCCACAGTATTACTTAACTACTCTTACTAATGCTGCTGCTACAAATAGTGGTTATTCTAGTGATCCAGTTTGGCAAAATACTACACCCACTGATGAAAATGTTTACATTGGAACAGATGGACAAGTAAATAACACAGCAGATCAAGCGTGTGTTTGGATAGGTTTTGCATCTTATGAAGATCGAGTTGATATAGGTTACTATACGGGAAATGGATCACACACTAATAATTCACGAACTATACAAACAAATTTAAATGCTAATGGATATATTCGTATGGTTTTAGTTAAGCCTGTTAGTCAAGTTGGAGGTTGGTATTGGACAGACTACGCATCTCATGGTTATTATTGGATGTGGAATAGAAATTTAGGTAGAATACAATCAACCCCACGCCCCCCTTTGTCATGCTCTTATTATGGTAATAGTTTTTATGTTTTTACAAATGTAAGTACAAATCACGAATATTCAGAATTAGGTTCTATGCCACTTAATAAGAGTGGTGTGCGTTATGTTTATGTAGCTTTTGGATAAGGAAAAATTATGGAATATATACATACAGATGGTTCAATCAAAACAATTAGTGAAATTAAAAAAGAACACGCAAACACTAGCTTTCCTTCTACAGGTATAGATAAGGCTTTAGAGGGATTTGGTTATAGTCCAATCCATCCTGTTAATGCTCCAGAAACAAGTGACATAAAGAAAATTTATATTAGAGATGGTGTTGAGCAAAACAGTGATAATCAATGGGTTTACAAATGGGTTCTTAAAGATCGTCACTCTGATATTGAAGGTGGTAAGACTAAAGATGAACAAGATACAGAATATCAAACAACCTTAGATAATTATCAAAAGGATGTTTTAAGATTAGAAAGAGAACCTCTTCTTGTAGAAGCTGATTGGCAAATCCATAAGCTAGAAGATAGTGGTGGTGATGCGTCTGCTTGGCGAACTTATAGACAAAAGTTAAGAGAGATAACAGATGGTGATATTTACAATGTCACATGGCCGACCAAACCATAGGAGTTTACAATGACAACAGCAAGAGATAGAGCAGATCGTAAAGGATCGACACCAATCCAAATTGGGTCACTAAAGTTAGATAATTCATCAGATAACCTGTCAGTAACAAACGATAGTGGCACACCAAAAAAAGTTATAGCCAGTGAAGTTCAATTAGGAACAACAGCCAACGATACTGTGATCCTTTCAAGAAACGCATCTACAGGCAAACTAAAATTACAGACAACAAGTGGGGGTGGTTCTGCTCAAGACAGCAATGCTGGTGGTGTAACTGTTTATGCGACCATTTCAGCGATGACAGCTGTGTCAGCATCTGCTGGAGATCAAGCATTTGTAACAGCAAATTCTGGTCTTTACGTTCATAATGGTGGGGGTTGGTACAAAGTCGCTACAATAAATACAAGTCCTACAATTTCTTCACCAAGCACAGGTGCAAATATTACTTTAGCGACAGATGGTTCTGCTACAACCATAGAGCTTGTTGGAGCTGATGTTGATGAAGGCACGACTTTACAAAATTCTTATGCTGTAACAACAGGATCGCTTACCAATGGTGGTGGAACAACA